TGCTTGCAAGCGAGCAGCTTCAGCGGCTTCTTCCTGAAGAGAACGATACTCGTCAGGGTTGATTTCCGCAAACTTTTCGAGCTGACCCTTGGTTTCTTTTAGGTCGCGCTCATACTGCTTACGAGCCTCCCGTTCAGCCTTCAAGGCCTTAAGGAGGTTTTCTGCCTCGGAACGAGGCATCATTTCTTCACCGGAGCCAGTCGGAGCTGGTGCGGCTGCCTCAGGTGCTGCATTCTCTGCAGGGATGTTGAGGTTTTCTTCGGACATGGAATCACCAAACATCACGTTTGGAAGATATTGCTCGATAGATTACCAATCAGGCCGGAACGAGAACTTTGCAGCTGGTGCCCTCAACATTTCCCCAAACAAACAGTCCGGAACAGATTCCACAGGATGTATTCCAAGGAATGTCACCGCTGCTCATCAAAACAAACTCCTGACCACTGCAGGCACAATCATTCGAGCCGTCGCCACAAACACCCTCGGGGGCCTCGCTGATTTCCGGAGCCGGAATATCGTCGCACCAAAATCCGCCGTAGTAAGCGTCGTTAATCCTTGGAAGCTGCAGGTACGGTCCAATACTGCCTCTGATCCCGAAAGGCTCACACCTGCCGGAGGCGCCGCCTACGTTACGCAGGCCTGCAGGGCTACGTGCTTGAGTTACGTAATTGACATTTGTGTTGTACTCGCCGGCTTCAGGCCCGTGGGCTTGCGAATCATCGCAACAACAGGACGTCCTGTACATCGGCCCCACCGTTTGCTCGGAAACTGTAATCACAATTTCTTCGCAGGACAGCAAGTTAAGGGTGTCAATCGAGCCACCGGTGTCCCTCAAAGTACAGCTAGGGCATGCCGACCCGCAGCCATACCACCTTGAGACACCCCAGCATTGAGTCTCTGGCTTGTATACCTGCATCTTCCTGCGAGGATACACGCAGCAGGAGCTTTCTGTAACCTCTCCTCCGCAAATAAGGGCCATCTGTGTTCCTGGCAGGTTGCTGCAGCAAGTGGGCCCTTCTACGCATTCCCCATCCTCGCAGACGTAGCAACCAGGGTAGCCTTTTTGTTGACAGTCTTCGGTTTTCCTGCATTCAATACAGTCGCATTTAGCCTTGCTAAACACTTTATCGTCAGGACAGGGATCTTTTGCCTCGTACAGCTTCCCTGCATTTTTGCCGTTGCAACAGCGCTCTTTCTTAGAGCCCTCGTTCATGTTGGGACGTTTTAAAGCCATTTCAATTTACCCATTTGTGTAGTGGACAAAGAGCTTTTCCGTCGCCCCCGATAGTCTTTTTGGCATCCATAAAGCAGCCACATTCTCGACAGCGTCTGGAATTACTGTCGAAGCTAGGGCAGGCCTCGCAAATAGCAATACGCTCAGCCTGAACCTCCCCCGAAGCAAAGCCGTTGCCGACGAGCTGCTTTGTAGAGTTCATGAAGTTTTTGGCCATGCTGCCCACCCCTGGCATCCTCTTGTCCTCTGAGGATTCTTCCGAACTAGCGGAAGGTAGTGGTTCTTCGATGATTTCAAATGGCAAAAAGCCGTAGCGCTCTTCGAACTCACTCAGAGTCAAAAGGTGGTACTTCTCTTCAACAATTAGGCTTGGGTCGAAGCCTGGCTCGTCCGCTACGGGGTCATCCTCGTTTCGAGGCCAGTCACAACTTGGTCCGAGAATCTTGTAGGGAGCACCCTTCTCGCTTAGCTTTTTGATTCCAAGATTACTCATCGTTTCCATTTTTTCTGAGGGCAAAGCTTGCTTGGCGGATAGTTGAGCCAAGTTTTTGCTTCCATGAAGCAACCGCAGTCAGAGCAGCGTTTAGAGCTTTCGATAAACATCGGGCAAGCCTTACAAGTCGCATAGCGCTCGTTACGGATGTCAGCAGGGACCTTACCGTGCTTTACCGCCCTTACTGTATTCTGCAAAGCTCCTTTTGCCATATCGCCGAACGAAGCAGTCACCTTTGTCGCATGAGGTTTAGCGACAGGCATAGAAAGCCCGTTGGCAGCAGCTTCAGGGCTGGCCACATTGCGCTCCTTCGGCCAAGCAGAAACGGGCCCCGTTGGAAGGGTGCCCGCACTTCTTAGATCTTCAACCGAATTGATCATTGCTCCTCAAAAGCTGGGCTAGTTTACCTATGACCTAGTATTGGTGAGGATAAACTACGCCATAATCTTTTTTCCGCGGCGGCCGACTTTCACCGGCTCCGTACAAAGGAATTCCGGGAAGGTACGAAAGAAGCGCTATTTCGGCCGGCCTGTTGGACAGGTTTTGAAACGAGTCGGTTAAGACGATAGAGCCGGACAGGTAGCCGTAAGTGCTGCCGTCGTAGGTGATGGCGGAGGGCTTGGGGTAGGCAGTAAAGATCATCAGTAAGCAATTTCAGAAGAATAGTCGTTGGCGCCGATATCCAGCATTAATCCTAGCGGGCTGCCGAAGCCGTAGTCGATGTAGTTTCTTCCGTCAAATTGAACCACGGTAGGAGTACCAGCACCGCCGTGGCTGGCAAGATAGCTTGTTGTCGTAGCCGTGTATCGCATAAGTACGTCAGGAAGCAAATTGACCCCAAAAGGTGATCCAGTAGCGGATCCATGCATGCCAAACAAAGAAGTTATCAAGTTTTTAGAGGAATTGAAACTTGAACCTCCCATTCCGAAATATACGTATCCAGAACTTCTTAGCCTTACGCCAGCAGTGGTATCAGGGAACCAAGCTATCCCATCCTTGTTCCAGCTATCGTAAATACAGTCGAGACCCATCCACATAGCCTGGATGTACTTGTCAATAGTAAGGACGAAAGCATCAGTCTTTGCGTCCGAGGTAAAAATGTTCCACTTCCTAGAGCCGTCATTAGTGTACAAGGTGTAGTTGGTGTCGGTGTAGAGAAGCGCCCCACCGCCAGAGCCTGCCACGCCATCCCATGACCATACGTTAATGTCCTCTGTGGAATACTCAAATTCATAGATCAAGTGTTCCGTATAGTTATTACCTTGAAAGTCTAAGCCTGTATAAGAGCATGCCCACCAGTCTTCAGCCGTGTCGGTGGCGTTAGTTAGTCCTGAGGCGGTTGAATGTCCGTCGGTGACAGTCCATCCCACGGTAGGAAGAAACGTTTCAAAAAAGTAAACAAATGGCGGACGCATCACGCTCTTCGAGGTCCCCGTCGGCGCGTAGGTTTGCGAGTAGACGTTAGTCCAAGCCATAATTCAGTGAGATCTCGACTAGGGTTCCAAGGAGAGAACCTGAAGGGTCACTTCGACAGTAGAGCTTGAGCCAGACCTGTTTTCGATCTTGGCAACCATGTCAGAAGAAACCACTGAATCGATATTGAAATAATTCACCGAGGGCGAGACGACAACAGTCCCAAGTCCTGCGGTGATAACCTCTAGCAACACGCCAGAACCTGAGGTGGGTTGAATGTTAGAGGAGCGGCCGGCATCGGCCGTGCGTGCCGCAGTGCTGGTGTAGAAGACTACTCGAGCAGCCCTATCGGTTTCAACTGTCAGGAACATGCCAGACTTGCCTGCTGCTGTAAAAACAACGTCCTCCGAGGCCTGGTCGGCCAAGCTGGAAGTAGTGGTCACGATGGAAGAGCGGGATGCGCCACCGCCACCACCGCCGGAAGGAGCTGTGGCTTTCCACTGGTTGAGCGTGCCGTCAAAGGTAATAACGTCTCCATCCGCAGGAGCTGAAACCGAAGCTGGATCCACGCTTGCAAAGTAAATCGTCGTCCAACCGCTGATGGCTCCGGCTGGATTCCAGTATTGACCTGCCGTGGAAATCTCGTAATAGCTTTGACCAGAGTCGTAGGCGTGACCAGTCAGAGCTGTCCAGGTGACTTTATCTTCGCTGTACCAGAGCGAAACATCGGCAGCCCCGCTTGGGTCAGTGTCAGCAGCTAGGATGGTGTCAACGCTGGTCCCGCTCGCGTCATTCTTGCCGACAGTGAATCTGTTGCTGATGTGAACATTGCTAGCTTCTCCGTCTGTAGGAGTTTGAGACGAAACTGTAATAATTGCGAACTCAACCGAAGGAACTTCGCCATAAAAGTTGCTCAGGTCCTCAACGGCTATAGACGGGGTCGGTATGGTCGCTGACGTCTCAAAGCCAGTGCCGTTATAGATAACCAGATCACCCGCCTTGGCTGGTTCCGTAACACCGAATTCAATAGTAGAACCAAGAGTGCCAACCGTAAGGCATTCTGCGTAGACGAGGTCAGCTCTCCAAATCTTTGGGCTTGAGGTCCATGTGCTCCATGAGGTTACAGTTAGCTTGTGCCAGCCAAGGTTGGATTTGATCCATACGTAAGGAAAAGAGCTTGTGTCTGGGGTGACGGCTCCCAGGAGAAGGTTTGAGTCCAGATCTTCGTCCCAGACATACACCACCGCACTGCCGACAATAAACCTAAGCGAGTTGTTGACATTAGCAGGGTCGGTAGTGTTGGTGTACCTTAACCCACCAGCTATGTCGATCACCGAACCACCATTGGCGGGCTCCCACTTGCTTGCGGCGTTATCCCAAGCCAACACTTGGCCGTCGGTTGGCGCAACGGTAGAGGTATCAACGTCGGTCAAGTCATCAATAACCGTAGCACCACCACCGCCGGATACAGTGCCAGGTTCCCATTTACTGTTAGCATTATCCCAGATCAACGCCTGGCCGTCAGTCGGAGCAACAGTAGAAGTGTCTACATCAGTTAGATCGTCAATAACCGTAGCGCCACCACTAGACACAGTGCCGGGTTCCCACTGTCCTGCAGCGTTATCCCAAACCAGCGCCTGACCATCTGTGGGCGCAACAGTAGAAGTGTCGACATCCGAAAGGGCGTCAATGCTGTCCGTAGGCTGGACCGCGCTGTCTGCGGCGCTTAGCTGTGCGGCGGTGGCGAACTTATGTGTAGCCGAGGTGTCGTCAATGTCATCGGCGTCAAGAACCACAACGCCTGTCTGACCGTTTACACTGTCAACCGCGCCGGTACTTGCGTCAACAGGCTCCCACTGGCCCGCAGTGTTATCCCAGGCTAATACTTGGCCATCAGTGGGTGCAACAGTAGAAGTGTCGACATCAGTTAGGTCATCGATAGACGTAGCGCCACCGCTACCGCCAGAAATCTCTTTAACAGTACCATCGCTATGCTTAATGAAAAGCTTGCCATCAGCGGTATTACCAGCAATCTCTCCGGTCACCAGATCGCCAGCAGCTGGAACCTCTCCGCTTACAGTAGAACGCTTGACGCGAATAGGTCCCAGAAGTCCGCTCATTTCATGAATAAGGCTGGAATAGGATTCCTATCAGCCAGAGCCGAAGGTTCCGCCGTCAACCCCATCATAAGCATCTGTACCTACCGTATAAACAGTCAAGCTGACCGTTGCGACCACCGGGCTTCCGAAAGTATTTCGACACAAGGCGTAACAAAAGTTCGTCGCAGGAGTGTCGTTGTTGAATAAGGTAGTTCCAGGAGTTGCTAAAACAGTCGAGCCAGCGCTGAGGTAAAATTCAGAAAGAATACCATCACCGGCAACGGGATCTTGGCTGAACCCTCTACTTACGTCCCCAGCTCTAGCAGCGGCGTTAACGTACAGTGTGACCCAAACGTCTGATGTCGATGAAATTGAAACCAAGTTTGACCACGCTCCGATACCAGGAAACTCAATATGTCCCGTGGCTGCGGCAGAGGTTTGAGTTTGAGTAACCCTGGTCGGGGTGTAAACGGTAGGCTCCGCATTTGGAGAAGGCGCATTAACGGGAGTCCACCCAAGGGAAGTGTCCCATGCAAGCATCTGACCGCTGGCGGCCGGGACGTCATGCACATCGGTTAGGTCTCTGATTCCCAAGGAAACGACACCGGTTTGGCCGTTAACCTCAGTAACGGCATCGCCGTCCGAAGCCTCCCATTTGTTGTTAGCACTTACCCAGCGAAGGATTTGGCCATCCGTAGGAGATGGCGCATCTACGTCTCCGATATCATTTACGTTGAGCAGAACAACGCCTGTGGCTCCGTTGACGCTAGTCACGCCAGAATTGCTTGCTAACTCAATCCAGTTGGAAAGCAAGGTGGAGTTGGGGCCCGACAGAATCCAAACAGTGCCAGTGTCGGTCCGATCGCACCAGTCGCCCTCCTGTCCAGACAGGGCAAGCATCGCGGCCTCGTTAATGGCGCTTCCAAGGTACGAGCTAATCGCAATAGGAGGCAACTGGCTGGTTGGAACAACTCCATTTACGAGGTCAGCCTTAAGCGAAAGATCTGGTAAGTCGTCTAAGTCGTTATAGCTTCCACCATCTCCGATAGTAACAATCGAGCCATCAGTATTCTTGCTAAAAATTAAACCATCAGCGGTATTGATTGCAAGCTCTGCAACCTCTAGGTCAGCGGGGATTGGCACCTCGCCAGGTGAGGCACTGCCTTTGGCTATAATTCGCGCATTAAGAGTTGCCATGCAGAGCCGCTAGTCTCCGCTAGGGTTCCTACAAGCCTGAACCAAAAGTTCCGCCCGATATAGAGTCAATGGTCATCGGCTCAAAGCGTAGATTGGCGGCATTCCAGCGAAGAAGATCTTTGTCGAGCTTGGCTGTCGCTGTTGTCGTAGGGTCAACGAAGGCAATTTTGATGTCCACGTTTTGGGCGGAATTGAAGTAGGCGCCTACGCCAGCAAAATTAATAGCCCCAGTGCCGAGAAAGTCTTCCGTAATGGAAAGGTAGGTTGCGGGTCCGGCCCAGCTGTTTGTGGCACTATTGTAGATCCAGAGGTTTCCAGTGCTAGGTAAAGCCTCAACCAGCTCCGAAAGGTCGATACCACCAACTGCCGTAGGGGAAACGAGTAAGTCGTTGCCGGCATTTGCAGGCCCCCAAACGCCTTCTTGTGTATACGCAGCGCCAGCTTCTCCAATGTTCTTATTGTACTCAAGTGTTCGACCAGGAGCTCCGGCGTCTGAATAGTCGACCATGTCCTGAATCCCCAGGAAGACTCGGCCGCTTTTTCCGTTGATGGATTGAACTGCATCAATCGATTGACCGTCGCCGGCTACCCAGTTACTTCCGTCCCATTCGAGAACCTGTCCAACACCTGGTGCAGATGTAGACGTGTCAACGTCATTCAAGTCGTCGATCGATGCTGGGACAACAGGTGTATTAATCAGATCGTTGTAATCAAGAGTTCCGCTTAAGTTCTCCAGGGGCACGAATTTACCCAACCCCTGGTCCCACGTTAAGACATAGCCATCTGTCAATGGAACGGTTACAGGAGGACTCTCCAGTGTTACGTAAAGAGAACCGCTGGAAGCAAGGTTGTGCGCAGTGTCGGACGCCAGGGTCCAAGAAACACCACTGTTGACAACCGTGGTCAGAGCGATTGTCGTAAAGCTATCGGGCTCGCCTGTCGTCGAGAAAGAGAACGTTGAGGGATAATTCCCGGAAAACGCCAACATGTAGTTCTGAAAACTTACAGAGTTGGCATCGTCATTGTTTACTTCAACGCTTAAGGTGTTAAGAACCTCCCACTCACCAGGGGTAATACCTGTTCCGTAAGGCGAAAACTCGAAAACAATGGCTTCCGTTTGGGACAGTCCGTAGTCACGCCCGTCCTGAATACCCCTCTGTTCGTTTTTCCATTTACTCACAGCTGCGTCGTAGACCAAGACATCATCCTCGACGGCGTTACTAAGAACTACATCATTGAAATCCCCAATGCTGTTGTTTGTTACGTTTGCCGCGGCTGTACCAGGAACCCAGTTGGTACCGTCCCAAATCAGGGCTTCGTTAAGAGAGGGAGCAGAGGAGGATGTGTCGACATCCTGTAGCTCGTCGATAGAGGTAAGGCTGACGTCGGCAGCTGGGCCCACACTCCAGGTAGCGTTACCGCTGCCGTCTGTAGTCAGAACGTAGCCAGGCAGTCCAGGATTGCTCGGCAGAGTAAGACTCCAGTCTTGGCCGATTGTTGCGTTAACAGTAATGCCGACATAGTTGTCTCTATGCTTGTCCCAGATCTTGAGCATCCCCTCCTGGTCGGTGCTATCGTCAACACCGTAGAGCTTGTACCCATGAATGTTGATCCCGTGGTCGCCGCTACTGTCGTTAATAATGAAGAAATCATTAGTGTCCAGATCGGCATTCAAGGTCGGGTCAGTTTCCCCTTCAAGACCAATGTCGACCCAGCTCAGACTGCCATCGGGAGACGAGTAAGACAGCGTCTGTCCAATTGCTCCCGACGTTGCTGGAAACTTCAAACGATAAAACTGCCTGGAAGCGGAGACCGTTGAAGGGCTGAGCTCAAAGTAGGTCTGATTTAGTGAGTCCTTCCACTGAAGACTCATGGTTTGACTTATACCAGCTCCAGACCTGAAAACAATCGAAGGGCTGCTTGAGTCGTTGTTTCTCAGTACAATATCGTCGTCGTTCGTTATCGCACGGTCATCCAAGAACAAGTCTCCGCCCAGAACTGGCGCAGGATCGTCCTGAACCGCGGTCAGACCCGTCAAGCTGGGAATACCTGGCTCCCACCTAGCCTCGCTGGAGTTGTAAACAAGTGATTGGCCATTGGCTGGAGTGGAGGCGATGTATACGTCTCCGTGGTCAGACAGAGGACCTAGGCTTGGATTTGAAAGATATTGCGCTGCAACATTATCATAACGCAAGTAGTACCCTTCACCGAGCCCATTCGTCTGAAGGTCGACGTCTGTCAAATCCTGCAACTGGCTAGCGCCAACGACAGGAGTGGAAGGCACCCACATGCCCGTGACGGCGTCGTAGGCAAGACTTTGGTTGGGCGTAGGGGGATTTGTCGTGACATCAACGTCAGATAATCCTGCAAGGCTTGTAGAGGCTGTTCCGCCAAGAGAGACCGGACTGTTGTTGGAGTCGAGTGTGTATAAACGAGCAGTGCCCGGTGTAAGTCCTACGACGATCTCTCCAGGAGTAATCTCGTCTGCCCCACCGGGAGCTATATTCGTCAGAATAGTTGCCTCGGGATCCGAGGTGGTCTTCATTACGATTTTATCTACGAAGACCGCCATGTCCAGGAAAAAGCTTTCCTAGGTTGCCTACGGAGCGCCTCCCGTAATAGGGTCGACAGGAACAGGAGTGCCGACTGTGTAACAGGTTCCCCCAAGCTTTCCGTCGTAACCGTCGCTGCATTTACCTTTACCTGAAGTTGCAAAACTGTCACCTCCGAACCACATCCAAGAGTCGGGGCAATCGCTATTTTGCCCGCACTGGATAGCTTTTGGATCACAGCAATCCCCCTGCTTGTCACACGCCGCCTTCTGCTTCTTGGCGGCAATACGTGAAGCAAAACCTCGTGCTTGAGATGAGTTAGGAAAGTCAGTAAGCTGGACGCAAACTTCTATTTCCGGCATCTTTTTGCCAGGACATCCAGGACACTCACCCTCGGGTAAGACGACGCAAACCTTACAACCGTCTGGGTTTGGTACGATTTGGCCGGTCTCGCTGTTGCATTGCTCGCACTGGCCAGGTTCTTCCGCGGAAGGGCAGTCGCAAGGGGGGTCTTCCTTTTTGGCACACTGGTAAATGCCATTGCCAAGGTGCGCACATTCGGTGCATTTGTTTCTACACTCCTTGCTACTATCGCACCCGGAGCTTGCCAAAGAGTTGCCATTGGCAGAATAGTAGTCGCTGCAAAATTGAGAGCAGCCACCGCCGCCACCACCGCCGCCACCGCCAGGGCCACCTCCACCACCGGGGTCCGGCGCAGGTACACAGTTACCACCGCCTTCTCCATCACTTGCGCATTCATGAGTTGCACCACAAGCTCCGTCACCCCCTGATGGCTCGCATGGCATAGGTGCGCATGAGCCAACACCTCCTTCACCCTTGCCTGAGCAAAAATCGCCAGCAGGGCAGTCAGCATCGGTACTACAGCCCGGAACACAAGAGCCCGTAGACCCATCACAAACACTACCAGCTGGGCAGTCACCATCACCACCGCCAGCGGGAGAAGAGCAGGCCGGAGGATCGGGAGGGCATCCTTGTCCGTCTCCTCCGTCAGCGTCAAGAATAAGCTTTTCAGCCTCGAAGCCGTTTCCGTCGCCGCAAGTTCCGGTGTTACATGGAGCAGTAGTCGTGTCTCCGCCGCCAGTGCCGGAATCGCACTTGGTCTCGTCTCCGATTGGTTCTATGTTTTCGACCTCATCTTCCTTTCCAGGGCATGGTATATTTTCACCTAGAATGATATCGCAGACTTCTGCAGGCCATTTCTCTAAACAAGAAGCGTAGTCACCCTCGTTAGCAACCTCCAGGACCGAGGACTCAGGCAGGCCGGTACCATTCACCAGGCTGGTTAAGCTATTGCCGGTTCCCGTGGCTGACTGGGCGTCCAAGACAGATTTAAGAACGTCTGGCTGGTCGGTTAGCTGCTTTTTGATGCATTTGCCCATTGAACAGGAAAAACCACTAGCGCAATCGCTAGTAGAAATGCAGTCAAACTCCTTGTTGAATTTGTAGCGAGCCGCTCTTCCGGTTGAGTCAATAACAGTTGCCGAGTTATTGACGTTGCGTTTTTTGGTTCGCCTCTTCTTTACTTCTTTAAAGTGAGTCGACTGCCCCTTTTGCATTGAGCTACGACCGTCACTCTGCCGGACTAAATCGTTTCCCTGGATAGAACCGTTTCGGCTACCGTCTTTTCCTGAATTACTTAGCCTTTCGTTTCTCCTGCGCCTGCTTCCCATTTTCGATAAGCCAAGGAACTCCGATAGTATTCCACCTTATAGAACAGGCTTCCACTCAAACGTTCCAGGGCTGACTTCTGCTGTAACGTAAAGGGTCACAAAAGTTAACGTTTCGTCCTCTACGCCAACAATCTGCCCAGCTCTCGTAGCAGTCTGATCGATAAAGGTTGCGTTGCCATCGTCGTCCACCAGAGCGTAGGTCTGAGGCGGTGCGACTGGGGCCAGTCGAACGTACAGTCCTCCAACAACCTGAATTTTGCTGGTGACTTTGACTAGGATGGGAGGTTGGGTGGTCATATTCTGTAAAAGCGTCTGGCTGAATTGTCCAGTAGGTAGAGTTCGACAAAATCGTTTGCGCTGTCAAAGTAAGCGTAGATCTTGTTTGCGTTTTCAATTCCGCCTTCAACGACGACTCCGATCGGAGGTCGGTTGGTCAAGTATGGAATTGTGATGTCCGTGAAATTGCTAGCAGAGACACTGCTAATTGCAGGATTGGAGATAGCCATTACCAGTTAGAGTAGTAGGAGTTTGACGCGAAGAACAACTGGACGACTTGCCCTTTTTTGATGGAAGTGTCTCCGGTTCCAATCGTCTTGTAGTTTTTGCTTTTGTAGCCTACAATGTAGTTTCCCTCAGCGTCGAGCCTTTGAAACTGGCCTTCCACGATTCCTTGGAAGTCGGGCTTGTACGCACTACCTGCATCCCTGATGAGGTTTCTTTTTTCTAGTTCGATAACTCGAAGAACGTCAGCAGTCTGCCTATTGACCATCGTAAGCTCTGCAGACGCATCTTTCATTAGCTCCTGGTTCAGAAGCCTCTGTTCAAAGCTAACACCGGATTCAGATTTCGACTGAAGCGTGTTAATTGTGGCCCCTAGTCTTTTGCGGTCATCGGCAGCATCTTGACGAGCAATCTTTGCCTCGGCATCGAGCTCCCGGATTCGCTTATTAATTTCTTCGTTACTTTTAGGCATGGTCGGTTACCTGCTACGATAGAATACCCTGCAATCAGGAAGAATACCCAAACTGCTTAAGATTGAAGTAAAAGATTGCCTCATTTCCGCCGGTAAGACTTACCGGAGCCGTCACGCCAGCGACTGAAAGCAGCTGTCCAGCATGCTCATCCGCCCCGGTTACCGTGTCAATGTCCAGAGTCAGTCCGCCTGCGCCTGCTTGGATAGCCCCAGCGGTGGTAAGATCGGCATCGGTAACACTAAGACTGTTGGCGGGAGCGTAGCCGTAGCCTGGGTTTGCCATGGAAACGGTAAAATCTGTTCCATTAGACTCGACGGTCACGTTAACCGTTGCGCCGATCCCGCTGCCATCTGTCACCGTTGGAATGTTTTCATAGGTTCCGGGAATGCCAACGCTTGGCTCAGCGATATTGGTCGCCAAAGTTAAGATGTTGCCGCTTCCTCTTTGCAGAGCTACGTGCGTAAAGTCGAGCGAAGTTCCGCTGCCGTCATGAACAAAGATTGCAACCTTGGTAGTTAACCCCATTCCCTGTTCGGAATAAACCGTGATATCCGTCGGGGAGTAACCAATTACTTGACGACGATAGCCAGCCGTGCCCGCTGCCACTTCATGAGAGGAGATGACGGTGGCATCGTTCTCAGTGGCAGGGTCATAGGTGTAGCCAGGGGCATTCAAAAGACATGCTTCGAAGTAGTTGCCGACATACTTTTCTTCCAAAAGCATCTGAAGCTCAGAAGACGCAATAGTGGAAAAGACTGTCATCGGAGGCTAGATCGTATCAGCGGTAGGCTACCTATGGTGCAGCAGCGAACAAGTCAGAGTTGAGAACCGTAGCGTCGGTAGTCAAGATGCTGTTATTGAAAGTCAGCGGAATGCCTCCATCTGCGTTGGGAGTCAGCGTATCGCCAGCGGTCACCACCAAGCCATCCATGTAGATCACTAAGGTCTTGTGGACAAGGGTTTCAGTTGAGACTGGCTCAAAAACTCCGCCTGAGCCCGGAGCTTTAATTTCAAGCGTAAAAGAGCTCTGGGTAACGATACCGACCTCAACGATCTGATAATACGAGCCCATGTTCACTCGTGTTAGGCCAGTCGACCTTGGGTTTGCCTGAGGAGAGGTGCCCAGCACTTGGTCGTCCACGGTACCAGCAACATTAGAGGCTGGACCACTTTCGCCATTGATTGGCAATCCAGCTACGCTAGTGTCGCCTTGCACGTTTTTGTCGACAATGATATTACTGTCTACGATGTCACCCTGGTAAATACCGGAAGTCGTAAACACGAATCCGTTCTGGTCGACTGTCCATGTTGTTGCATCCATACGCATAGCTTGCTGGGATTCGTTCCGAGGGTCCCAGTAGGTGAATGGCATATTTGGAGTCCAGTCTTCGAGCACTTCGTGGCGAACGCCTTCCGTAATAGAAGTGCCATAATAGTCTCCTTTCGTGAAGCTTGCAAGGTAAAAGGAGTAATCATTGACAACGGATTTAATGTAAGCCGTATCTGTATACAGCAGGTTAGCGGGCAGGGTTTCGTTCAAAACGTAGGGACCAGCTCCTGGGAGATCCGTTTCGTAAGCTTCTGAACGAATGCGAATGGTAACATTTTCATCTTCAGTTGAGCTTCTTGTGGAAGTGCTTGTGTCAGGGCTCAAAGGTGCAGAAGAGTTGCTACGGGAAGTAGTGATTCTCGTCGTAACAATGCCGTTAATGGCGTCAAGCTTACTGGCAAAAGTAGACCAGCCGATAAGAGTACCACCAACACTTCCCGTGCCGGTTCCGGTACCAGTACCGCCCGTGACCGGTACAGTGCCATAGTCTGTCAATGTTCGAACGTAACCTTCTTTCTGGAAGTTTGAGTTTACCGGAACAGCCCCTTTTTCTTGCAGCGTATAGTTTCCGATAAGCACGCCGTCTTTGTCTTCATAACCTGAGCCCGAACTCTTGAGAGTAAAAGTAGCAGTCGCTGTCGTTGTCGACTCTACGCGGAACGACTGATCCTGATGGGTAGCATTTAGCAGAAATCCTGCGTCAATCATATCCTGGCGGGTTATCGTAATTTCTTCGCCAACCTTGTAGCCGTACCCGGCGCTGTCTAGGCCAGAATTCTTGATATAGAATCCTGGGTAGTAGTCAGGATTAGCCGTGTCTGTGCTTCCCGGATCTACCAGTCCTTGGCCAATCATCACCTTAGCTCCTACACCCTCCCCTCCGGAGACGGTAACTGCTCTAGGGGGAAGGACTAAAGTAGGATTCGCGGCAACACCAAAGACGTAATTAGATTCTACCGCCAGCGTTTGAATACCACCTCCGCCAGGCGAGCCATCAGCTGTTGCGACCAGCATGTCGACGGTAGCGCCTGAGCCCGAACCTCCTTCAAGAGGAAGATCACGATAAAGACCAGTCTTCATCCTGTTGAGAGATTCGGTTCCAGGATACGCACTCAAGGCGGCGCCGTCACCAACGGTGCCAGTGGTGTCTTCAAATACTCCACCAAAGATAGCGGCAAAAGCAAACCCTCGAGGCCCAGAAGCAAAGGCTGCCCCTGCGTCAAGCATTGACTGTGCTGTAATGAAAAAGTCAATACGCTCTCCCAAGGGATAGTCGAGACCCTCACTAACGACGTCGGTGATTTGGAAAACGGCACTTTCAACAGATACGATCTTAAAGTTTCCACTAATCACTCCATCATTAAAGGAGAGAAGCTGATTTTTGTAGTAGTTCTCCCCAAGGCCAGGTGTCAGTACTGGATCATACAACGAAGTCTTAATTCCGTCTACGGCGCCAAAAGCATTTTTGCCGCTATAGGTTGTTTGGGTCAGTACCAGAGATCCGTTTGAGCTTGTTGCCGTAACCTTGATAGAAAGACCGGTACTGCTGCCAAAGTCTAGATTTATTATCGTCGTGTAGTTTGACTGAGCTCCGCCTACCCAGTTTACGTTGAAAAGCTTTCCACTTGAAAGCTGGCCATTGCGAGTCACCCTTCCGTTGACAATCAAGCCAGAGCCCGAAACGCTTGAGTCAACTAAAGTGAGAGGTACGTTTTCGTATTCACCATTGGCGCAAGTACTAAGTCCGGAATTTGAATCACTTTGAAAATCAACAGCAGCCATGACTTAAAAAGCGCTCGGATCGCATTAGTATTCCTTAGACGACTCCAACCTCCGTGCCATACGGCTGCCAAACGTTTTGAGGACTGACTCCGGCGGCTCCTGTTAGGCCACCGCCTTGGCTGGCTGAAGATGTATACAGGGTTTCCTTCGTGATGTTGAGGTTACCATCTTGCTGGTATTCGACAATTCTGTACGCCGATCGGTACATACCGCTTGTGCTTAAATAACTAAAGCTGTCCGCAATTCCATTAGTAATCCCAGACCGCCAGTCGCCAGGAATTGCAGCCGACAGAGTAGTCTCGTAGGTGCTGGTTTCTTCGGAAATGAGCGAGCCATCTGAGACATCGTAATTGTAAACAGTTTCATCAACGGTTTGCAAAACCTGGGTCATCCCAGTAAACGAACAGTTTCCGTTTGGACTACATTTGCTTGCAAAACGGTTCTGACAATAAGCGTGTTCATCAGCATAATACTGGTTATTCAGCTCGACGGCAGGTCCATACCGTTCCGACCGTCTAAGTGAAATCTGGCCACCAGGACCATTGTACTCATTTAGCGATATCTCCTTGTTTGAAGCGGAAAGAATCTTAGCGGTCCCGACGGAAGCGTAGCTGTAGCTGCAGCCTCCTGGGCTGGTTGATGTAGTGACAGTAGTGGTTGGGTAGATCGTGTATGGGAAATAAAAGCCCGTTGGGTTTGGACCTGTAGGGAAGATTGAGGTGCCACCAGTGCCAGCGGGGCTGGGATCATTCAATGATCCTGGGTTTAGCGGAGTGTTGCCACAGCCGTCCTCAATCGAAGGATTGCTGGGATTCCCTGGGTTGGGATTGTTGGTCAATCCTCCAGTGTCAATGTTGATCGTAGGAGGAAATGGAGTGGGGTTTGTGATGACATCACCGCTCCCGTCGGTATCTTGGATCCTGATTCGTTCGTACGTGATTGCTGGATACTCAAGCCAGTAATTAGACTCGGTAACGACAGGGCCAGTAATAGAACCGTTGCCAGGACCTGTGCTTAGCACATTGTAACTCAGCTCAATATCGTCGGCCAAGGCGTCAGAACTTTTGAGCGGAGAAGCATTAATTGCCGTGATGCCGTTTACGGAAACCCATTTACGATTTTCTACTACCCCGTAAACGTCTGCGCCAAAATACTTGCTAACCTGCAGTTCACCATCATTCCTTTGCCAGAGAAACTGCCCTGTTGCCGCCAGCGTAGCTCCAACGTTTTGAGCTGTTTTCTGATTCGAGTCAAGGATAAGTTGAGCATACGGCTTAAACAGGTCGTAGTTATCTTCCTCGCTCAAGCTCCATAGCGCAATCTTGCAGCCAACGGAAAGTGACAGCTGCTCAGAAACCATGTCGTAGCTTGTCCCTAGGACATGCAGAAACCCCCTTGGGTGCCGCTTGGTGATCTGAGTATTTGTAGCTGTGTTCCAATATGTAATATCTAGGATGACCTCTGCACCTCTCTTGAACCGGTTTTTCAAGTAGTCTTCAACTTGAAGGCCGGTCGTAATGCCAAGGCTTTGAAGGGTAATCGTTCCAGTGGTCGAAACCAGCCCGTTCTTCATAGCGCTGTCGTCAGACACGCTCCAAACACCAAGCTGGTTAGAATAGTCTACGCCACCAATCGAAAGGGATGGGCGACAGGTCTGATTTGCGACGTAATGATTTGCTACAGCGTAAGACATATCAAACCTCGGTTAAGCTAAATGAAACGAGCATGTTTGCCGGCCCGTACTGATCAAAGATCGGCGGAGAAGTAAAAACAGCTGAAGAGGTAACAGTTCCGCCAAATGTTGTGTCAACAATGCCGAGAGCAACCAAAGCCCCATTAGCCCTATCCTCCTCCCATGCACGAAACATCGCGTCAACAGAGGCGGCGCCTGCGTAAGTCAATGGAGCAGAAACGGTCCATTGATACCGACGCCTAATTGGCGGACCGCTAAGTACGGTTGCACCGGTAGCTGACACCGTAAAAGTGCCAACCTCGCTATAAGATCTTGGCAAGGCGCTTGCTGCAAACTCGCTAAACTCTGCAGCATAGGTAGGACTTCCCGCTACAGGAGTATACGAAACCGTTATTGAGGACATAGCAGAAGGACAGGCCTGGGCTAGTTTACCTACTATTTAGCCATGTACTGTTTGGCCAGTGCTTGGCATTTTTCCTTGGCCTCTTTCTCGGAACTACCTCCGACGGCTGCATGTTCGGAGGTTAGCACAAACTTCCTGAACTCTCTACTTTCTACCAGTAGTGGGATGAACACTTTTAGGTAATCCGTCTCAATAGCGTCCAGGACCTCCTGTGAGGCGCCTTCCCTCAAGGCTTCGCGCCACGCCCTAGTCATTACAGTGTTAGCCCCTCTAAGCTCTTCTAGGCTCATTTCATCGGCATGCTTTGTCGGGCTATAGTACCTCGAATCAGACGCAAGCACGTTGTCATAATAAAGTTGAGCAAGTTGCTCTGGGTCGCCAAAGAAAAACATAAAAAAAGGGGCCGAAGCCCCCTCAGGCTACCTACGATGACGCATTCGGGCCATCGCAACCATCATGTCGCCGGCCGACTTGGTTGGATTGTTGGTTTGGATCGTAATGTTGTTGTTAAACTGATCGCCACCAGACATAGCGCTCATGAGAGCTGTTGCCATGCCAGCGACTCCGTTAACCTTGGCAGAGTTGCTGTTACCTACCCCTGTATTGATGTCAACTGCTTTCCGGATCCTACCTTCCTGGAACTGGCTGCCAGAGTTCTTCATATCTTTCCAGACATGAGCCGGGATCACGGTACCAGAGGAAGGCGCCTTCCACTGACCGAAAGCAGGTGCTTTAATCGCCGACAACTTGCCAGAATTGCTCAAGAAGCCTTCTGGGCCACGCTCGTTAACGGTAGCAATCGTGCCACCGCTAATTGCGCCGCCAGTCCAGTAACCTGGGCCCATTTTTTCTCCTCCACCAGTGGTAGTAGTGGTCGTTGTGCCACCAGATGGGCTAGATTTTGCCAGGTCGGCCGCGGCGTCTGCAGCCCTTTGCGCCTCGTCAGCGATGTCCTTCCAATCGTTGTAACGATCGTTCAGAACAGTAGCCATATTTTCCAAGGAGGATTGAGTTTCTCCAACCCTAATTGTAACATCATTCTGAGCTGTTTCGTGCTCTCTGATCTTATCTTCCACTGATTCAAGTTGATCCTTAAGGTCTTCAAGGGCATCATCAATTTCGCCAATTCGATCAAGCTGGTTTTCTTTGCTTGTTTCGTTTGCATCGTCGATATCTTGAATGCGTTGCTCCTGGTCCTCAGTATATTCCTCGTCAGCTTCGTCCAATGCCTTCATACGATCTTCCTGGTTCTGCTTAAATTTCTTATGCTTATTCTCAATATCATCAAGCCTAGATTCCTTTTCTTTTTGCAGTCTGTCCTCTTCTTCGTCAATCTCGCCAATACGTGTCTTTTGATCTTCCTTAGCCTGCTCCATCAAATCGTCGATGTCTTCGATGCGCTTTTCTTTCTTTTCTTGAGCTTCTTCCTCTTTCTCTTCGATTTCCCCAATCGCGGTGGTGCGATTGCTTTCTGAATCGCTTTCTTGTTTGTCGATGCTTTCAATATCCCCTTCGCGTTTTTCGTTCAAGCCGTCCTCTTGCGCGGAAATGCTGCTAAGGCCTGCCTTGCGATTGTTTTCAGCCTGAGTGGCCTTGCTGTCTAGGTCCGAGATAGCCGCCTCCCTATCAGCATTGAGGCCTTCCTCGGCTGACTTCATCTTTTCAAGCATTGCAGCCTTGGCTTCATTGATTTTCACCTCAAGGATTGCAAGTCTTTCCATACGCGCTTCTTGGGCGTTCTGCATTTCCTCCTTCTTCTGCGCAATCTGAAGATCTCTGGCCGCAGCCGCTTCCTGAGCCTTTCTTAGCTTCTCGTCTAGCTTGGCCTGTTTGATAGCTTCTTGCGACTCAAGTTCCTTGATCTTGGCTTCAGCGTCGGCTCGCTCTAAAGCGGCCTGGGCTTCTAGGCGCTCTTCCCTTGAAAGGGAAATATCCCTTGCTTTATACTCAAGCTTTTTCTTTTGCAATTCAAGCAGCTCTTTCTCTGCAGGCGTGTTGCCTTCCAGTTCGGAAATTTTTGTGTCAGACCTTGCTTGAGATGCGGCTTTTTGCTTGTTGATTCGCTCTTGAACGTTCTGCAGGATTTTCCTGGAAGCTTCGAGCTCAGAATCCAGCTCCCGCATCCGTGCCGCATGAGCTCTTTCAGAAGCATCCTTGGTCTTCTTGATGTTGTTTAGACGAGAGTCATAACCCCTTTCAGCAGCGTCCTTCCGCTGCTTAAGCTTTGTCAGCTCCTCAGCGTAGTACGCTTCAGTCATGGCTTTTACGCCCTTAATACCAGCTGTCTCATTTTTGTATCGATTCTCGATGCCTTCCTTTTTGTCCTTTAACCTATTTGCCTCGTCCTCATACCTTTGTTCCATCGCGCTTTTCGTCGCCTCGATCTGCGCCTGCTCGTCCGCGTAGGTTGACTCAACCTGATCCTTCTGTTTTGAAAGGTTATTGGAAGTGGTCTCGTAGGCAGATTCAATTTTATCCTTTTGAGAATTAAGGTTGCTCATCGTGACTTCGTGAGCAGACTCCAGAGAGTCCTTCACGTCCGCAATCGCCTCGATCTCAGCATCGTAGCGATCAGCGACAGCATCCTTTTCAGCCTCGTAATTTCGTTTTTCAAGAAAGTTCTGGTCTTCGATGATCTTCTTCTGACTTTCGATCAGCTTGTCGTGAGCTTCTAGCTCTTTTTCGATAGCCTTGATAGCCTTTTCAGATTTTTTGTCATTGGCATCAATAACCTTTTGGATCGCCTCTTTCTCTTTTTCCAGAGAGCGTTCTTTCTCCTCAATGCCGGCCTTCTCGTTGGCTACCATTGCGTCGAACACTGCTTTCGCCTTGTTGTATTCCTCCTCCTTCTGCTTTGCCTGCGCAGCCAGTGATTCAGCGGTAGAATCAAGAATGCTCTGCTGCTCTTTCAAGGCGACGTTCTGCTTCTTAATATCCTCTTCAGCCTGCTTTTTCTTAAGCTCTTCAAGCTGTTTGTTGTATTCTTTCCACTCTTTGTTGTTGCCTTTGCCGGCGCCTTCAAGATCTTCCATCTTTCCTTCTAGCTCTGCAATTTCATCAGAAAAATCTTTAAACTCAGCGCCAACTCCCTTTGTTTCGTCACTCAGCGCAGAGAATGAATCGATTCCCTGGTCAAGGTTCCGGCCAAGAGCGCCGAGGCCGTCTGCGATTGCTCGTAAAATGTCTCCAACGATAGGCATCTGCAGTGCTGCGTTGATAAACCTTTCAATGGCAAGATACATTTCATTGGTACCGGCAGCGATGACACCGACCAAAAGGATAATGCCGTTAAGGGCGAACTTGACAGTGCCTCCGAGGACCTCGCCGGCAACCTGCCAAGCCTTTTGAAGACCCGGCATTTCCGTCGCAATCTTCGTAAAGACTTGAACGAATGCCGCATAAATGCTAGCAAGATGCCTTCCGATCGGTGCAAGGGCCTCGCCCACCGACTCGAGACCGATAGTTTGTAAGGCACCTAACTTCTGCTGGAACTGAGTAATGGTTTGACCGCCTTTTGATCCAAGCTTGTCGATAGAAGTCTGAACCTGGTCGATGTTTCGCTTAAACTTATCCTTGATCTCTGCGTTGATTGCGTTGAAGGCCTCAAGAAAGACTTTAGAGGTGATTTCACCTCGCTTCATTGCGCCTTCGAAGTCCGTGATACCCTTGTTGGCAAGAAGCCAGTTCTGTAGTTGACCGCGAAGTGCGCCGTCAAGTTCGGAGAACTGCTGATTAAGTTCTTCACTCTGAAGCTTGCCTTTACCAATCACCTGAGCGAACGCTTCCATGTATCGACCGGACTTCTCTGCGTTCAGTCCCAGCATCGTCGTTCGTGCTGCAATTGCCTCGATTGAATTCCTGCTGTCGTCCAAGGTTCCACCGGCTTCCAGGATCGCAGGAGTAAGCCGCTGGTAAGCAGCTTCGATCTTTTGAATAGACACACCGTATGTTAGCGCAGTTGCCCTTGCCGCCTTCAGTACAGCGTCTTGGTTAGCAAAGCTAACTCCAACACCATCCAAGGTAAGTTTCAAGCTTTGAAGGGCTTTCTGCCTACCAATGAACATGTTCATGACGCCGATAACAGCGGCGATCGCACCGGCCACCGCAGCAAAAGCGAAGGAGAGCTGGTTAATCGTTCCCATCATTTTGGTAAGGCCTTTACCGCCACCGCCGGCCATCTTTTCCAGCTCGCCACTGAGCTGTTTCGATTGGCCTTGAAGCTTCGCGAACTCTGGGTTGACCCTTAGTATTCTATCCCCAAAGGTCTTAACTCCTGGGTTTAGCTTTTCCCAGGCAGTTGCTTGGCCGATAACATACCTTTCCGTACGAGACAGCTCCTGGTTGACCTTAGCAAGCTCACCTTTAAGACTGGCAGGAGTCTTGATGTGCTGCATGATAGCCCGCGTAGCCTCCGCGTTCATCTGCATTTTTTTCAGCTCTTGGTTAGCTTGGCCAATGCGCTTAACCGAGCTAGGCGGCATAGCCTCCTGAGCCTGAGCCGCCGGCATGGGACCCATGGTGCCGCTTCTGGATAGAGCTTTCTCTCGTCCAGCTGCCGTTAGCTTTTCTATCTTTTGTATTTGCTCATCGATTAGCTTATTCTCCTCCACCAGCCGCTGCTTGGCGTCGATCGAAGCCTGTCCTTGCGCCTGGACAGTTTTAGCGATGCTGTCAAGGACTGCCTGGCTGGTTTTCCCGGTTTCGGTTCTAATAAGCTTCAGGCCGCCCGTGACGTTATTTACCTCAAATCGAGTATTGATAACCATTTCGGCCGGCTTTCCTAAAAAGGAAGCCAACTCGTTCTCGGCTTGTTTGACCAGCTTGCTGTTCTTGGTAGCCTGGCCGTCAATTGCTTTTTGAACGCTCTTTTCAAGCTTACTCTTTGCTTCTGAAGTCAGGCCGTCGCCCTCGATGACAGGTTTGAAATTAACCAGATAATCGATTTTGCCGGCCATTTTTAGAAGTCATGCTGTTGTAGAATTCCAACAAAAAAGGGCCCGACAAGGGCCCTAAGCGTTCTAATTAGTCTCTAAGTGCTGAGGTTAGAGAGTTAACCAACAGAGACGACTCGTATGTGGCCGATACCTTGTCCGCCGTCTTCTGTGACGTCGATGATGTCGTCAACCATAAAGCCGTAGCCGTTATTGGTTAGCTGGACACTATCGAGAAGGTCCGGACCTGCAACAGTCGCGGTTCCGACCAGGCCGCCACCAATCTGTGTGGTAAGGTTGGCGCTGTATCCGAAGCTAACAGCGACACCAGCCGTATCAGACGCGGTGAAGGGGTTGTCGGTGTTGAAGGCCGTTTGAGTGGCGATAGGACCAATCTTTTTGCCTTCGTGGATGGATGCGACAGTTGCAGTTGCAACGCCCGTTCCACCGTTCTCTGTGATGGTAATGGTTTCACCAACGTTGAACTTGTCGTTAGAGGTGAAGATGTACTCAAGATTTGTCATGAGATCACCGCCTGTCACGATGTTCGCTGTGGCGACTGCGCCCCCAGGACCCGTAATATCAACGAGGACACCGTTAGTGTCCTGCGCCGTGAACGGGGTAGTAGTTGTAATACTACCGCCGTTAAGGGTGTAAAGGGCGCCTTCAGCACTTCCAATCAGCTAAACAAGCTCAAGGCCATAGGGCCCATACCCGGTTAGTGTACACTCCCAGGAGACGATGCTCGTGACTTCGTTCGACTCGGAGTAGCCGGTCAGGGTGCCGTAGCCAAACACGGTCTCAGCAACGCCGGTAGGACCAACGCGCAGGAACTTGACACGCAGGGCGTCAGCCACGGTGTTTTGCTCGGTCAGACGCAGGATCTGATAGCCGGAATCGGCAAAGTCAGCCACGCCGGACAGCGAGATGCTGAAGCTCTTGGTGGTGGCGATAGAGGTGTTGAAACCCTTCGACTCGTCGTCGTAGGTGTAGACGTCCTCGGAACCGGTGTCGGTCTCGAGAGCGGCGTTCGTCAGGCCAGCCAGACGGATAGCCTCGCCAGTGCCGTCCATGTTGTAAGAAGTTCCACCAACGGTGAACTCAGGAGTTGCACCACCAGTGTAGGCGATGGTCGCGTCATTAGCAATGGGGGAGGTAGTGTCCAAGAACGCAGCGGCGGAACCAGCTACGGTGTCCGTGTCAATGCTAGCGGACAGCAGGGGGACAATGTAGAAATCGTAGCCAAAGGCTGCGGAGTAATTAGCCATTCTGATAACGGGCAGAACCCGTGCGAAGGTACTCGGGACCTCAGGGGCCCGTTGTTCTTATATTTCCAAAAGGCCTTTTATGCAAGTATTGGCATATCAGCGGGAATTCTGACTAGAGTTTGGACCTGAGCACCGATACCATCGGCGGTTGCAACCACCTCTGAGGAGGTGGCCCCGCTGAAAATTGTCATCATACGCATAACAGCATTCGTTAAATCAATACCTCTGCCCGGCTCCCAACAGATCAGGTACACGCTCCAGTCAGGAATCAGGTCAGAATCTGTGGTCAAGTAATCTCGACGACGGATTGAGGCGACGTCGTGAATAATTACTTCGACACCTTCTACGGTATTTACCGAAGGAATGTCCTGTCCAGGAGTGACAATAGAAACGGCCGAAACAGGCGTTCCAGGAGCAGCCTTGAACGTGTACTCGCCAACGAAGTCCATAAAAACAGTATCATTAACTAGCGTATCGTAAACAACTTGGGCCGAGAGTGGAAATAACTGTGCCATACCGGCCCGAAATGCTAAGATAGTGTTCCGTCACAGGTATAATAAGAGCATAGACATAACCACGGAGGCCTCATGAAGCCCAAGTTTACGGTTCATTTCCGTGGTGTCGTCTGTACAATTATCTGATGCACCGCTCTCAGGATTACGCTCCCGTCTACGAGCGAGTTTCAGATTACCTTCATAGCATGTCTGCTTTAACACGCGGCGAAGCACGTCGCCAATGGCGCCAAAGTATTAAAGATTCTTGGAACAACCGCTGCGCCTACTGTGGCAGGCCACCTATTGATGACGCCTCTCTTACTGTCGATCACGTTCGACCCAAGTCGGCTGGCGGCGAAGACAAGACCTCTAACTGCATTCCGGCCTGCCGAGAGTGCAATCAAGATAAATCAAGCCAGGAATGGATTGCTTGGTTCAGGATGCAAGACTTTTACACCATCGAAGCCGAATGGCGCATTCGCCAATGGCTTAATGGCGGCATCCAAGGATTCGGGCCGTACTCTGAAGAGGACAGCCGAATCGTGGATGAGTACATCAACTCGCTTCAAGTCGAATGGCCTCTCGGCTAAACGATAGGAAGCTCAACACCATCTTCAGCAATGAATTTGGTGTTGACTTTTGGTAGTTGAACCCAGACAGCTCTACCGGATGGTAAAGTCAACTTTCGCTTCTGCTCTGAAGCGCTTTCGGCGGCGATAAGTAGACCGAAGTAACTGCCGTTTATCTCTTCTGGTGCCAGAAGAATGGCGTCCTCTCCTGAGAGTGCAACCAGTGCCGGCGCTTTGCCTTTTGCCCTGTACTTCATATCCTTGAAACAGAATAATGCCCAGGAAGGCAGGTCGCCATCGGAAGCCAGCTTCATGTAAGCAGCTGCCGCAGCTTGAGCCGGTGCGTCTTCTGCGTCTGCGTCGGAGAAAACACAGAAATCCATAAGATCGAAGGGTTTCTTCTGTGTCTTGGGATTTCGTTGACTGTTTGCATAAACAGAAGTCAACAAGGCTACAGGTAGCTCTCGGTTATGGAGGTCCTCACGGTTCATGCCCCAGTGCTTATGATAAGCGCTTAAAACGTACTCGTAAGGCAGCTGGTGAAAAGAGTCCCTGGAGAACTCGGGGTCCCCAGGGAAAGCACGCTTCAAAGTCCAGTAGATGTTCTCCCAGTTGAGACCATCGTCGTATCCTTGTTCACCAGCTTCTACTTTTTTGCAAGGTCTTCGACGCTGTCAGCCGTCCGCACTGCGGAAGCATCACTGGTCAATCGCTCAATGCTTTTGCTCTCTTCATCGTCAAACAGCTCGGCAAGACCGGTAACGATGTCGGGATGAAGCTCGATAACATCATTCATCTCGATTTCAGAGTCGATGCGATACATGAGCAAGCAATAAGCTTTCATCATGATCTTACGTGCTTCGGCGGCGATCAAAGCCTGAAGCAACTCATCAACCTCATCATTAAAGTGCTCACGCACATCGTATTTTGCGGAATCATGGCCCGTAGCCGCTGCAAAAACCTCCTGATAGGCTTGGTTGCTGTCGATTTCGTATTTCTGCGCAACCTTACGAGTCAGCGTAAGCGCCATGGGGACCGAGATGTCAGAAGTCTCGACATTAGTCATGAAGGCCTTTTCGCCAACAGAAAGATACCCCTGACGGGTGATCTCAATTTGACCAGAATCTTCGGTACCAACCAAGTCCAGGATAGGCTCAAGCCTAGGGGCGACAACAAAAGGAAGCTTTTTCAAAGCAGGAGTCTTCTTGGTTTTAGCCATGTTATCGGTAAATTCGCCCGTAGGGTACCTACGACTTCTTAAAATAAGAGGCTACATCGAACCGAGGAACGGGACCACCTCCTTCCAGCGTCGCCCTAATCCATGGACGTGCAGGAAGGAAGACAGGTCTTGCGTTCAAGTTTCCGTAAGGATGGATGTAACCACCGTCGTGGACAATACTTGCGTAGGGGGCGTCGTAGGAGATCTGGATGCCCGAGGAGGTCCATATGGCGCCACCAGAGCTGGCTAGCTCACCCGTGTCGTAAATGTCACGAGCGCCGCCATTCCAGGACCATACAGGAGCTGTTAAAGCACTTTTAAGGGCTAGATTTAGGTCTTGGACCATTGCAGCGCCTATCTCGTCGATAATTTCAGCTTCTTCCTTAAGAGCACTGCCGATCGCAATACCGATATCCTGCTTGAAGTTAGCCTCGAAGGTAAAAAGTACCGGAGTAAAAACGGGAGCGAAGGCTCCTAGGCCTATTTGCCCTTTTACGGGCTTAGGCGGCTTTGGTAGTTTGAGGCTTGCTTTTCCGGCTGACATCACACTTGCACTTCGCCCGCAGTGAGCTGAATCTCAACACCGCCCAGTTCAGAGTAGATGATTTCATCAATCCCTTGGCCGCCAAAGATACCACTAGAGCGCTGAATACGGGCATTCCTCATCAAAGGATCGTCGCCAAACTTGAATACTGCTTCCAAGCCCGTTGCAAGCCACGTATACTGCGTCAGGACCTGGTTAAAGGTCAGAGCTGACTCGTCGTCACCAATCTTGAAGCCCAAGGGAACGGTTGCGAAGTCAATGGCATAGCCGCGGTAATAGAAAGCATCACCGCTGGCACCTGGCATCATGTTCCCATCTAGCTGGCTACTAAGCGGCAACGGTCTCGAACCTGAGGAGACCCCAGAGTACTGAGCTCTTTTAATAAAAAGCTTGACTAAATACTGATTAGCCGGCGTTTCTACCCACCGGCCGTCGACTAAGCTCACAGCTGCCTCGCCTTGCACCAGAAGTCTTCCGTTGATA